TGCTGCTGCAAGACGCAAAACGCAATCGAGAGACAAGGATATGAAACCCGTATCGCCACCTCGGAACAAACCCACTCCCTCGTGGACAGCGGCAATGAGAACACTCGTGCCATTTTGGCGAAGCTGGATTCTATCCAAACTCAGGCTTTACAGGACAAGATCACCGCTTTGACGGCAGAGAAGGCTACTTTGGCGGCTGAAATCTCCCAACGGAACCAGAATGCGACCATTCTCAACGCGGTAGGGCAACAGATTGCTCCCCTCGCTGCCGGTTTGCAGGCTCTCCAAAGCGATGTGGACGGCATCAAGTGTAAATTACCCAATACCGTTCCCGTGGTATATCCGAACATTCAGGCTGTAAACACGGACTTGTATCGGGCTGCCGCTTATGGTGCTTATGCGGGCGATGTCGCATACGGGCGCAGCGGTTACGGATGCGGTTGCAACAACTACTGGGGTTAATTCCAGTAAGAAAGGAGGTATATATGTGGCCTAACTTTTTTACAAGGTTTCCCTTTCCGTTCCCGACGCTGGGCAGAGTGAATTACAACACTCTTCCTACGGTGGCGGTGACGGTCGGCACGGAGAACGTGACTTTGGAACTTCCAAACCATGCGTTCCGTAACAGGGACTATGTGGGGGGATTCTATATCAATCTCCGTCAGGCGATACCCGCCGGAACGACCGCAACGCTTCCCATTCTCATCGGGACGAATGGGGACACGAGACCTCTGCTGGCTTACAACAACGAGCCGGTGACGGTAGAGAATATCGCCGGTACGGGGATCTATGAAATCCATTACAACAAGTACACCAACGAAGTGTACCTTGTCAACGGTGGGTTCAGACCTACTACGGCGACGGCGGCAACCAACGTCGCTGCCAAAAGCAAATAATTAACACGGGGCTGCCTTTTATCGGGCAGTCCCATTAAATCAAAAAAACTATGTTTCAGAATCTTCGAGCAAACAACCAGTTATTTATCCTTCATAAGGACGAAAATCCCTTAGTGGATATAGGCTCCGTCGTCAGCGTTTCGGCTGCGAAGCCCAAGTACCCCATGCCGACACCTATCGGTCAGATACCTCAGATGGAAATGGTGGTGGACGTGGTGGTCTGCGTGAACGGGCAGAACACGACGTTCCAGAACTTGCCGGCAGGGGCGGACATCGCTGACTTCGGGCAAAAGCGGGCAACATCGTTATATCTTGTTCCAGAGAGGCCATGAACTCGGAAGTGTCGGCTATCCGGCAAAAGAGCTTGGACGAACTGAACCGGCGTAATTACCACGAGAACGTGATTGCCGGGTGCGACAAGATATTGACAGTTTTGAATCCTGAATTTGCGGAAAAGCAAAGGCAGGAGCAGGAGATTGCCACCCTCAAAGGGCAGATGTCCGAAATGAGCAGAAGCATGGCCGACCTAATGGCCATGAACAAAAAACTGATGGAACAGCTCGGTGTTGCTGAAACTAAAAACAAAAAGTAATATGGGAATGTGGTCAATATTAGAAGAAGGCCGTGGATATGAAGGATTCAATGAACGCGGCGGTAGAGAGCTCGAAATGGCCTACAAGGAAGGTTGCGAGCACGGCTACAAGAAAGGCTATGAAGCTGCCATGCGGGAAATGCAGGGCGGCGATATGGGCTTCCGTGGCAATAATGGCGGCAGTTACGGCGGCGGGAATTATGGCGGAGGTTCTTCCAGTGGAATGAACAACCGTTATGCTCCCGGTTATCCTCCTTCGTACTATGACGAAATGGGGGAACGCAGACGCAGCGTCGCCAACGGCGAGTTCTATTAATCGGGAGGGGAGAAATCCCCTCTCTTTTCAAAAACATAAAAAAGCAGTGTTATGAACCAACGATTAGACATTTATGATATTTTCCCCTCCGGCATGACGGAGTACCTTTCCCGATACGGCTGGCACTTCTCCAAGAACATGTGCGAGTGGGCGGTTTCCAGAATGAAGGCCGAAAACAAGGCCACCGGAAAGAAGGAGGAGATAAAAGCCCTTTCGAAAGAAGATGTAGAGGTCATCTTGACACAGGCGGGCGTGAAGTTGGAAAAGGCCAAAGGGTACGACCATGTATTTGTCGCCAATATGGGTAAGGCCGACTATTTGAAATCATCGATTCCCGACGATACCCATTTGGCTCTTTTTGTAAAGGACTATATCGACGACCCTGACGGTTACGACGGGTTGCCCTTTACACGTTTCTATGCTGACAGCATAGGTTCGGGTACTCCGATCATGTGGGAAGATATGTTATAAAACATGATTGTTCAGGATTTCTACATAGCGAAATACGACTGGCACGTAAGGGTTTTTTACGCCGTTACCACCTACTGGACAAACACCATACTCCGGGAGCTGGAACGGATCGGTTGTACGGGGAGTAATCTGGAAAATGCTTTCAGAAGTTTGTCGTCCGGTAACTTGAATACAGGACTTACCTATTCCAATTTCGAGCATCGACGGACGGTGATGGTAATTGCCATGACGACGAGTCCCGAACAGTTCCAAAACTCTTGGGACCATGAAAAGGGGCATTTGTGCAGGCATATATCCCGGACGTTCGGTGTTGACCCTTATGGGGAGGAAGAACAGTACCTTCGGGGATATATCGGGCAGAAGATGTTCCCCGTGGCGAAGAAGTTCCTATGTGAGTGTTGCAGAAAGAAATTAATTCGGGAAGTACATGGAGATAGCTAAAATCATACAAGCCATCTGTTCCGGCAAGTCGAGGAGGGAGGTTTATAACCTGCTTTCGCCGGAAGAGAAGGATACCTTGAATCGGTTTGCCGATAACGGTCTCTTGAACAGGAGAATGAGGCGAAAATTTCAAAGGAATATTCGGAAATGCAAATGATGAACAGGGAAATGCCGGGGTGGGAAGCTCCGGCATTCGTGTTTAATTCTATGCCATTCATTTTTGTGGAAAATTTTCCACATCATTCGTGTTTTGTTAAATATTGATAAATCACGGAATAATTATACTACAATATTTTGTATATACAATAAAATGGAGTATCTTTACCATGTAATCAAAAACAAACAGTAACCAATTAAAAAAACGATATGAAAACTCAAATTAAGGACTTAATCAGTGGTCGTAAAGATGTGATAATCGACGAAACGAATGCCAAGTATGACAATGCCAATAAATCTACCTCTCATAACGGGTTTGCAGGAACAAACAAAGAAGAACGCACAGAAATAGCACGGCGTGTGATAGAAGAAAATCCTGACGGGCTGAATATTGAGATTAAAGGTGTTTTATTGTCGTTAAATCGTATATCTTCTGAATCTGGCAAAACAGTCTGGTTTGAAAGCGAAATTACGGAGGACGAATACAAGCGAATATTGGGTTACGATTATCCGTCTACCCAATCACAATGGTCGGCAACATTTCTAATAAACAACGATATGACGGTTGAAATTCAATTAGCAAAAAGGAAAAACGACAATAGCACATGGAAGTATAACCGTAATTTCAATATCGGAGAAGAATTTGTAACCATTCTATAAAATTATGAAGAGAGAATTTCCATTATTCATTGTAGACCATAACCGGGCGCACAAGTTCGGAGAAGTCGACTTTATATACTGCTCGGACATAGACAATGGATTCATCGCCAAAGTCGAGTATATAGACGGTATTGTCGAGGAAGTCGGAGAGGATTACCGCATAGAGCCCGGATTGTCAGGATCTAATATTTCCGCAAAGATAAGCATTAAGCGTATTACAGGTAAAAATCCTGATAAGACTAAAATACGGGGGCTTTTAAAACAGGCTATGAAGTATTATACATCGCTATCGACATTCTCGGCAGACATCGGCAATATTACGGTTCGGCAAATGGTGTTGTTCATTGATACGCTGATTTTAGACGGTCGTAAGAATGCAATTGCAGCAGTAGTGATTATAATTATAGGAATACGGTATTAACATCTATCGCATTTTTAGAGGCGATAAAGAAGGAATTAATAGGAGTATGACAATAGAAGAATTATCGAAACAAGTGCGTAAGATTCGCGAAGAAAAGGGGCTGTCCCAATATAATATCTGGAAACAGGGTATGAACTTTGGAACAGTCAATGCCATTGAAAGTGGGAAGAATGTCAACTTGAACAACTTCCTTAAATATTGTGAGATCGTAGGAATTGATGTAACTTTGGAAGAGAAAGAGTAAATAGGATTATAATATCTTGTGCAATATTGTGCATATTTAAAATGTTAAAAGCGTAACACTGTATTATACAAAATGTTACGCTTTTCATTTGTTGAAACAGGATCAATTATCTTATTTATCCACGTAGAAACATAATATCCTGTCTGAGTTCAATGTAATCCTTGTACTTATCAGGATTGTTCACGTAGTCGATTACACGAGCGATAGCCATGTCTGCCTGCTTCTGTCTTACCTTTGTATAGTAACGGATAACGCCTTTCGATTTATCGGAATGTCCAAGACAGTAGTCTATTATACCATCAGGTATTCCGATTTCAGAAGCGTACTGGGCAAATGATTTTCTGGCCGAATAGTAGACTACTTTTTCTGTAATTCCAAGTTGCTTAGCAAGCGCATCCAATGAACGTCTGACATATCGTGAAAAATTTTGATATGAAAATTTATATCCGAAGTCAAGCCTGCCTGTATTCTTGTTTATCCAAGTCTTGATAATAGCATGCGCTTCTTCATGAATAGTGAAACTGATAGTTTTCAAACCTTGTGTGGTCGTATCAGTCTTTTTTCTTACGTATTCCAACACCGTACGGGAATAGGGGAGACAACAAACGGTATGTTGATGAGACAGACGAAAACAATTATCAATAAAGGGGTAAAAAAACGAATTGTCAAATATGAAGTGCATCCTTTTATAAATTTCAAGATACCGGGTTCTCCGGTAAGAGAAGTTGACATTAGTTTGGAAGCATTTAATAAAATTAGATCGGCTCAATTCAAAGAAAAGCCTTTCTATCATCTTAGAATATCCAATACTCCCAGCATCTTCGAGTTCTTTTACGTATTCAAGACTAACATACTGGAATGTAACATCACCTTTGATTGAAGATGAGTTTACAAGTATATCCTTCAGTTGCCTGCATGTGTACAGACCTTGATTGTTTATGCCGTCAAGACGTTCTTGATAATCGTTTAGCATGTTACGGAGCTTCACATTCATCTGTGAAGCGTCCGCACGTTTCACGACCTGACCGTTCTTGAATTGTGACGGTGAATCTACTGTGAAACGAGTCACTATATAACAGGTATCTTGCTTGTGCGAGATGGCAATGCGTATTTTATTTTTGCCATCTTTATTTGCTTTTGTTGGAAGCAACGCTAATTTCAAAGTTGCCAT